AAGAATTATTGGGATAAGGTACGTGGTGATGATCTTCCTAGTGGTGTTGACTGGTGTGCATTTGATTGGGCAGTTAATTCTGGCAGTGGTAGGCCAGCTAAAGCTATACAACGTGCAGTTGGTGCTACAGTAGATGGGGCTATTGGGCCTATGACTTTGCAAGCTATTATGAATCATGAGCCTCAAATGATTATTGAGAGTGTTTTTAGTCAACGTCAGAAGTTCTATGAGTCTTTACGTACCTTTGAACATTTTGGTCGTGGTTGGACTCGTCGTAATAAAGAAACCCTAGATCAAGCATTGAGTATGATCTAATGAGTGTACCTGAACGAGTTAAATCTACTATAAAGCGTCTTGGACTTAAAGGTGTAAACAAACCTAAACGTACTCCTGACCACCCTAGTAAGTCTCATGTTGTCATGGCTTCGGATGGCAGAGTATACAAAGTTATTCGCTTCGGAGAACAGGGAGCTTCTACCGCAGGTAAACCTAAAGCTGGTGAATCAGATAAGATAAAGAAGAAACGTGCAAGCTTTAAGGCTCGTCATTCTAAGAATATTAAGAAGGGTAAGATGTCTGCAGCTTACTGGGCCGACAAGGTGAAGTGGTGACATTAATATCCCACCTACCTTTACCTAGTATGCCATTTCAAACTCATGACAATATTATTTTTGAAAAGGCTGATAAGGATAGATCTAGTAGGAATAACGAAGAGTATAAACCAGAACAACCTAATAAGATTACACCTGATACACCAGTAGAGGATTTAAAACTAGTAAATCAAATGTATGTTTATAATCCTAATCCAAATAAATTACGTACACCTACTGGACAAATAGTAGACTTTATTGTGGCATGAAAAAGAAAGATCCTAAAGTAGGTACTGGTAAAAAACCTAAAGGTTCAGGCCGTAGGTTATATACAGATGAGAATCCTAAAGATACAGTATCAATTAAATTTGCTACTATGGATGATGCAAAAGCTACAATAGCTAAAGTAAAAAGACTAAAGAAACCCTACGCAAGAAAAATACAAATCTTGACAGTAGCAGAACAACGTGCTAAAGTTATGAAGAAAACTGCAATAGCTAATTTATTTAAGGCAGCTAAGGCAGACTTGCGAAGGAAACATAATGCCGTATCTAACAAGTAGCATACCTTATTTTAAAGCATGGGTACGTAGAGAGTACACAAAAAACCTAGAGGAATATCATGGAGAGTTTCTTCACTGTATGGTCATCGGTGTTACTACGCTCCCCAATAGAACACTCAGCTTTCAAGTTATCTTCACAGGATGCGAGTCAGACTTTGATGAATCAGAAAATATCCACGGTGGAGCGATGTGGGCTAGGATGCCACTTACTGCGTTGGTTGCGGATACCCCTTTGGCTGAATGGCCTGAAGAATTACCTCCGTACTTAGCTCAACCTTGGGATTGTATGTCGCATACACATAGTGTGTACAAGCTAGAACGTGCAAGCCCAGCGCCTTGGATAGCAAAGATAGATGGAGAATTTTATCCAGCTAAGTATTACTTTACTGTAGACTATACAGATAGTGAAGTAGCGGATGATCCTGCACAACATAAACAGTCTCACGTATTAGAGTTGTTAGATGCAGGTAAATATACTGGTAACATTGTTGCGTTGCCCAATAACAGAGTGAGAGTAACTCATCCAGCATGGTTTGAGGTAGGAGAAGGTGCTCCTGACTTTAAACCTAATCAACATACATACAACTCGAAAGAAAACGTAGACTACGTATGGGATACGCAACGAGTGTTCAACAATTTATATAATGATGAGGATCAATAATATGGCAATGCATGGTAACAAGAAGAAAAAAGGAATGGCTAAAGGTGGAGCTATGATGAAGAAAAAAGGATATGCCCAAGGCGGTCTTAAAATGGTTAAAAATAAAGCAGGTGATACTGTTCCTTTTTATGCTGCTGATGGTAAAGGTAAAATGAATAAAGGTGGCATGATGAAGAAAAAAGGTTATGCTAAAGGTGGGGCTATGATGAAAAAGAAAGCTTACGCCAAAGGTGGTAAGGTAGCTATGTACAACCAAGGTGGTATGGTTAAGTCTACTGGTACTATGAATACTGGTATTGCTAACCCTAAAAATACTTACAAGTAGGAGAAGTAATATGGCTGTATCACTACGAACATACTTAAACAATAAACTAAAAGAAAAAGGTATGACTGCTGCCCAAGCTAAAAAGAATGCTGGTAAATACAAAAGTATTGCTGCTGCTAAGAAGGCTGGGTCACTTTACTACACTAATAAGGATGGTAAAGTAATGGCTGCTGTATATGCAGAAGATCTAAAGAAACCAATTAGACCTAAAGCTAAACCTAAAGATCCAAGAGCAACACGCCCTAAGCAACCTAAAGGTGCTCCCACACTTAGGAAAAGAGATCCTGTTAAAACTGAAACTCTTCCCCCTAAATCAACTGGGGGTGGTCGTGGTGATGGAGAAAAAGAAACTCTACAAAGACAAACTGATCCTAAGTCTCCTTCTAGGTTAAGGGGTGCAGAAATTATGAAAAAAATACCTCGTAGTAAATGGGAAAGTATGACTAAATCAGAAAGAAGGGCTTTAGGTTTACCAGCTACTAGGGTTGCAGCAATGGCTAGTAAATTAAGAGATGCTAAGTTTAAAGATGGTAAAAGTTTTTAAGTAAATGGTAGCACTTCCTTATAATACTTTTTTTAAAAGTTCTACAATTACTGCTAGTTCTGGTGGTGCTAGTGCAGATGTTATATACACTGTGCCACCTAATCACGATTGTGTAGTTACTTTTATGCATGTAAGTAATGGGGGTAGTTCTACTATTAATGTAACTGTACAAGTATATACTGCAGTAGATACTACTTACCATCACCTTCTTGATAATAAGTCTATAGCAGGTAATGATGTATATAACTTAGTTACATCAGACAGAATATATCTTCATGCTGGAGATAAAGTTGTAGCTTTTGGTGGTGGTGGTGCTCTTGAGATTATAGCTTCAGGTGAAGAACATTATAACCCGAATCGCATATAGCGCATAACGGGGTTGCAATATTATCTATAGTATGATATAACTAAATATGTAAAACTACTCCTGCACAAGATAAAAGGAGTAGTGCAATGTTTAAACGTTTATTAAAACGATTCCAAGAGAACCAACAACGAAGAGCAGATTATTGGGTACTTATGAATTTGTCTGATAAAGATCTGCGTGACATGGGGATAAGTCGTGGTGAAGTCTACCAAAAAGTCTACGGTAAATGCAGCGGGTAATTATACTAAGCCTAGTATGCGTAAGCGCCTTGTTGCATCCGTTAAAGCTGGCAGCAAGGGTGGAAAGCCTGGACAGTGGTCAGCTAGGAAGGCCCAAATGGTTGCAAAACAATACAAAGCAAAGGGCGGGGGTTATAAGTAATGGCCCTTTCTAAGTCACAAAAAAGTCTGAAGTCTTGGACTAAGCAGAAATGGAGAACCAAGAGTGGTAAACCATCAACGCAAGGTCCAAAGGCTACAGGCGAAAGGTATCTACCTGAGAAGGCTATTAAGTCTCTTAGTTCTTCTGAGTATGCCGCTACAACACGAGCAAAACGAAAAGGCACTAAGGCGGGTAAGCAGTTTGTGGCTCAACCTAAAAAAGTTAGAGCCAAAGTAAAACCGCATAGGAAAATTACATGACGGAAAAGCAACAAAAGTTTCTTGATGCGTTATTTGGTGAAGCCGAAGGTGATCCAGTACGAGCACTTAAGATTGCAGGTTATGCCCAAGGGGAGTCATCAACGAGAGTTATGGCTCCTTTAAAAGATGAAATAGCTAATCGTACCCGTGACTTTATTGCTACCAATGGCCCTCGTGCTGTTTGGTCCTTGATGAATGTTATGACTAACCCAACAGACTTAGGGAATAAAGAGAAGATGGCTGCTGCTAAAGATTTCTTAGACCGTGCTGGTTTTGTAAAGACCGACAAGGTAGAAGTCAAATCAGAAAACCCATTATTTATTTTACCACCTAAAGAAAATGAAGCTTGATAAAACTTGGAAACTTCCAAAGCCTGACAAAACCGAAAGTGGCTATGTTTGGCATCCAGTAGTAAGAGTAGGTAGACAAGTACCATTTGGGTACTTACAAGATCCAGATGACAAAGATATTCTTATACCTATTCCAGAAGAATTAGAACTGTACGAACAAGCAAAGAAACACCTAAAGCAGTACAGTTATCGTGATGTAGCCAACTGGTTAAGTGATCAATCAGGTCGACATATATCACATGTAGGACTATACAAGAGAGTTAGACTTGAGCAGAAGCGTAAGAGAGAAGCTGCAAACCAACGCTACCTTGCCGAGCGATACAAAGAGGCGCTCGACAAAGCGGAAAAAATCGAAGCCCAAATCCGTGGTGGTAGAGAAGAGTCCAGCCCAGCCAAAGCCTGAAGCTCTAGACTATGAAGAGATAGCTCGTGAAGTTATCTTTGAACCCAATGAGGGGCCACAGACAGACTTTCTTGCTTCTACAGAGCAAGAAGTGTTATATGGAGGATCAGCTGGTGGAGGCAAGTCTTATGCTATGGTTGCTGATCCTGTTCGTTATCTAGGTAATCCTAATGCTAGGATGCTTTTAGTACGTAGAAGTACAGAAGAACTTAGAGAACTTATTTCAGTATCTAAACAGCTTTACCCTAAAGCTATTCCTGGAATTAAGTTTATGGAACGAGATAAGACTTGGGTAGCCCCTAGTGGTGCAACTCTCTGGATGTCTTACCTAGACCGTGACGATGATGTTATGAGATACCAAGGTCAGGCCTTTAACTGGATTGGCTTTGACGAACTTACACAGTGGCCTACCCCATATCCTTGGAATTATATGAGGTCACGGCTTAGAACAACTAAAGCTAGTGGCTTACCACTTTACATGAGAGCTACTAGCAACCCTGGAGGTCCAGGTCATCAGTGGGTTAAAAAAACTTTTATTGACCCTAACACTCCTAACAAAACATTTTGGGCAACGGATACAGATAGTGGTGAAGTTATATGCTGGCCAAAAGGTCATAGTCGAGAAGGTGAGCCACTATTTAAACGTAGGTTTATACCTGCTACCTTATTCGATAATCCTTACCTAGCAGAAGATGGCATGTATGAGGCTAATCTTCTGTCGTTACCTGAGCATCAGCGAAGGCAGCTACTAGAAGGTGACTGGGATATCAATGAAGGTGCAGCCTTTCCAGAGTTTAATCGTAAAGAACATGTAGTAGAACCTTTTGATATACCTAACAGCTGGGTAAAGTTTAGAGCTTGTGACTATGGCTATGGGTCTGCTACAGGAGTTCTTTGGTTTACTGTAAGTCCGTCTGAACAATTAATTATCTACAGAGAAATGTATGTTTCTAAAGTTACCGCTACTGATCTAGCGGATATGATACTAGAAGCTGAAGACGGTGAAAAAATACGATATGGAGTTCTTGACTCTTCTCTTTGGCATAATCGTGGTGATACTGGCCCTAGCCTTGCTGAACAAATGATTATGAAAGGTTGCCGTTGGAGACCTTCAGATAGATCTAGGGGTTCTCGTGTAGCTGGTAAAAATGAAATACATAGGCGATTACAAATAGATGAGTTTACAGAAGAACCAAGAATGGTTTTTTTTAATAACTGCACTAATACTATTTCTCAGATACCAGCTATACCTTTAGATAAAAACAACCCTGAAGATGTAGATACACACGCAGAAGATCACTTGTATGATGCTTTAAGGTACGGTATAATGACTAGACCACGAAGCAGTCTATTTGATTTTGATCCTAATAATCATAGTACAGGATTTCAAGTTTCAGACGCAACCTTTGGCTATTAAGGATAAGATATGGAAGAAGATGAATTTTTTGAAGATACGATGGAGTCAATAGATTCTAATGCATTAGATGATATTAAGGCGGAAGATTACTCTGATCCAGCCTCAGGTACTATTGTAGGTTTAGTTCAAAAAAAATACAGTAAAGCTTCTACTGCCCGTGAAACTGAAGAACAACGTTGGATTCAAGCTTACCGTAATTATCGTGGTATTTATGGACCTGATGTACAATTTACCTCTACAGAAAAATCTAAAGTATTTGTTAAAGTAACTAAAACAAAAGTACTTGCTGCATATGGTCAAATCGTAGAAGTATTATTCGGAAATAATAAATTTCCTATTAGCATTGAACCCACTACTCTTCCTGAAGGTGTAGCTGAATCTGTATATTTTGAATCTAACCCAGATATGCAAAAAGCTAAAAGTGGCCCTAGTCAAGAGGACATGCAACTCTTGCCTGGAGAAACTATGACGGATCTTCGAGAACGTCTAGCGGGTATGCAAGATAAATTTGAACCTGTAATGGACCTTCTTAAAGAAGGTAATGGTAATACCCCCACTGAAATTACTTTTCATCCTGCAATGGTTGCTGCAAAAAAGATGGAAAAACAAATTCAAGATCAACTAGAAGAGTCTGGTGCTAATAAACAATTACGTGTAGCAGCTTTTGAATGTGCCTTATTTGGTACAGGTGTAATGAAAGGTCCATTTGCAGTAGATAAAGAATATCCTAACTGGGCTGAAGGTGGGGAGTATTCACCAACTTACAAGACAGTACCACAAACTTCTTCTGTATCTATATGGAACTTTTATCCAGACCCCGATGCATCTAATATGGATGAGGCTGAGTATGTTGTAGAACGCCATAAAATGTCTCGTTCACAACTACGTGCACTTAAACGCCGACCTTTCTTCCGTGCCAATGCTATTGATAATTCAATTAAACTTGGTGAGTCCTATACTAAAGAGTGGTGGGAACAAGTTATGGAAGATGATGCTCAAGAAACTAGAACAGAGCGTTATGAAGTTCTTGAGTTTTGGGGTAATGTAGATAAAGAAGTTCTTGAAGGTCATGATATTGATATTCCTTCAGAGCTTTCTGATATGGATGAACTAAGTGTAAACATCTGGGTTTGTAATGGACAAGTGTTACGTTTAGTTATGAACCCTTTTACACCTGCAATTATTCCGTATTTTTCTATGCCTTATGAAGTAAGCCCTTATAGTTTTTTTGGTATTGGTATTGCAGAAAATATGGATGATACTCAAACCTTAATGAATGGGTTTATGCGTATGGCAGTAGATAATGCCGCATTATCAGGTAATATGCTTATTGAGGTTGACGAGACAAATCTCGTCCCAGGGCAAGACCTCTCCGTGTATCCAGGGAAAGTGTTCAGGAGACAGGGAGGGGCGCCTGGTCAAGCTATCTTTGGTACTAAGTTTCCTAATGTATCTAATGAAAACATGCAGATGTTTGATAAAGCGAGGGTATTAGCAGATGAATCAACTGGATTTCCATCTTTTGCACATGGTCAGACAGGGGTGTCTGGTGTTGGTCGTACAGCCTCTGGTATTTCTATGCTTATGTCTGCTGCCAACGGCTCTATCCGTAATGTAGTTAAAAATGTAGATGATTATTTGCTTGGTCCACTTGCTAAAGCTTTTTTTAGTTTTAACATGCAGTTTAATTACGACGAAGAAATTAAAGGTGATCTTGAAGTAAAAGCTCGTGGTACTGAAAGCCTAATGGCTAATGAGGTACGAAGTCAACGATTAATGCAATTTTTACAAGTTGTACAAAATCCTGTATTAGCTCCATTTGCTAAGATGGATTATATTATTCGTGAGATTGCTAAGTCTATGGATCTTGATTCAGATAAGCTTGTTAATTCTATGTCTGATGCTGCAGTACAAGCAGAGATACTTAAGAAGTTTAAAGCTGAAAATCCAGAACCACCTACAGCACAAGGACAAGTTCCTCAGGGCGCTCCTGCTGGCGCACAGGTACAGGATACTCAAGGTAGCGGGGGTGGTAACATAGGTACTGGTACAGCTCCTACACCAGGAGAACAGGGCTTCTCAGCTAATACTGGTCAACAACAAATACAATGAAACTCGTCGTGAATAATACACTAAAACCTTTTGTAAATAACCCAGAGTTATACACTCCGTTTATCGAAGAGATTGCTGAACGGATAGCCTTTACACATGTAACACTAGAGCAGTCTAGGGAGATTGATGAGATCTACAGACTGCAAGGTGAGATACGTGCACTACGATCACTATTACGTTTGAGGGATAAGATTAATGGATAATAAACAAATGGAAATGGCCTTTATGCAAGAAGGTGGACTAAAAGACGATGGCATGAACCAAGACCCTGTATCTGGCAATGAAGTACCCTCAGGTTCTATGGCTTCAGAAGTACGTGATGATATACCTGCTCAACTATCTGAAGGTGAGTATGTTGTACCCGCTGATGTTGTTAGATTCTTTGGAGTAAAGTTTTTTGAAGATCTTCGTACAGAAGCAAAAATGGGCTTGCAGTCTATGGAAGCAAATGGTAGAATAGGTGGTGAACCTGTTGCAACTTCACAAGAAGAAACTCTTTCTGATGAAGAATTTAAACGTTTACTACAGCAAGAATTTGGTGATGCTGTAGGTATGAATGAAGGTGGTTTAACTTTTGATCCAATGCAATATGTAGGTTTAGGTAGCACCTTATTTGGGCCAGCAGGAAAAACTTCAACAGTTACACCACCAGTAGAAGTAGAAACAGAAGCTTCCTGTGCAGCTAGGGGTATGGTTTATAATCCAGAAACTAAGATGTGTGAAATGCCACCACCTGTTGTTAAAACAGACGAAGACAATGGGGGAGAAGATGAAGATGAAGGCGAAGATAGTACAACTTGGATGGATAGTTATGATTACACTGACTTTAATAATCTAGAACAACAAACTTCAAAAGCTTTAGATGGACCTACAACTATGTTAGGTAGTGCAGCTGAGATAATATTTGGCGGAGGAGTTTTAGGTAAGTTTGCAAAAGCATCTAATGCAGCTCAAGTTGCAGCTAACATCGCAATACTTGAAGCTCAAGGAAAAGATGTAGATGCTTTAAAAGTTAAGTTTAATAATTACGTTAATAGTAACAATTTAGGTAAACTTAAACCCTTTATTACTGGTAGTCAACTAGCAAAACAAATTAATAGTACTCAAGTTGATGCTGGGCTATTTAAAGATTCTGTAGATGTGTTTGGTAATAAAATTTTTAAGACTGATAAGGATTGGGAAAAACAACTCAAAAAGAATGCACCTAAAAATATGACTTATGATCCGACTATGACAACACCTGTAGATCATGATGATGATGAAAGTACTCCACCTGTTATTGTAACTGGGGGATATAAACGAACTGGTTCTTTAGCACCCACTGCTGAAGAAATAGGCTCTATTAGGCCAGGTCCAAGACCTCTTGTAACAAAACCTACACTTACTGCTACTGAAAAATATGAAAGAGATCAAGCAAGAGAAAGTGCTTCAAGTAGCAGAATAGATGACCAAAGACGGGAACAAAGAATACGTGACATAGTTTCAGGTGCTATACAACCTAAAAATGTAGATGAAGAACGAGAGTTTGCTGGTGTAAAAGCTGCAATGACAGGATGGGATGAATAACCCCTAAACTAAATAACTATAAGGCTACTTGGCTACGGCTGACCCCAACATAAGGAGAATAATATGTCTGAACTAGGAGAAATGGAAACATCAAAAACTGCAGGATTCGTTGATCGTGGATACAATCACGCAAAGCGTAAACAACGGATGGAAGAAGAAGCTAAGGAGATTGAAAAACTTGAAGCTGAAGCAAGGGGAGAAACCCCAGTAGATGAAACAGAAGAAGTTGAAGAAACTACTCAAGAAGCAGAGACCAATACAGAAGCTAAAGAAGAAACGTTATCTGCAGAAGAAAAGTCTTTTAAAAAACGCTATGGTGATTTAAGACGCTATATGCAGCAAAAAGAAAAAGAGTGGGATGAAAAATTTGAAGCTCTTCAAAAAGCATCTACTAAAGCAGGTATAGTGCCACCTAAGTCTGATGAAGACATTGAACAATGGGCTAAAGAATATCCTGATGTAGCTGGTATTGTAGAAACTATTGCTGCTAAAAAAGCACAAGAAATGTTTAATAAAGCTGATATTCGATTAAAAGAACTTGACGAAGCTCAAGCAGAAGCTCATCGAGTTAAGTCTGAAAATGAAATACGTAGATCACATTCAGACTTTGATCAGTTACGTGAGTCAGATGAGTTTCATGATTGGGCAGATGCACAACCTAAGTGGGTTAGAGATGCACTATATGAAAATGCAGATGACCCAGCTTCAGTAGTACGTGTAATTGATCTTTATAAATCAGATAAAGGTCTTACTAATGAAGCTAAAAAAGCAAATAGAAAAGCAGCAGCATCACCTGTATCTAAAAAAAGTAAAACTGAGGTAGATGTAGCTGATGCTAATGGTATGATTCGTGAGTCAGAAGTTGCTAGAATGACTGACAAAGAATTTGAAGAACGTGCAGACGAAATTAACAAAGCAATGCGTAGTGGTAAATTCGTCTATGACGTATCTGGTAATGCCAGATAAACTATTGACAAATAAAAAATCAATAGTATAACTAAGGAGTATAGAACAAAAGCCTCTTGTGACTACCTTTTGTTTTAACTCAATTCCCAATAAAGTCTAAACTAGAAAGAACTACCTGTTCAAGTATAGGCCCGTAAACTGACGGTTGGCCGACTGTTAGTTTTACGCACCCTAGAAAAACAACAGCCTCTTATTGGTATTAGCTTTTTAATAAGCCAACTATCAGGAGGAATTTATCATGGCTTTTACAACTGCAGGGGGATACGGTAACTTACCTAACGGTAACTTTAGTTCCGTAATCTACTCTAAAAAAGTACAGCTTGCTTTCCGTAAAGCAACTGTAACAGGTGACATCACCAACTCTGATTATTTTGGGGAGATTTCTGCCCAAGGTGAT